ATCTATCGACTGTACCTTCTTTAGCTCCAGCGATGAAATTATCACCAATGCCTTTAATGGCTGCAGCTTCCTGTCGCGGTGTCCGCTGATCTGCAGTTTCATCTAGCATCTCTAACGCTCTGTCAATGTTACCCTGAGATGCCTCAAGCTTTAAGGCATCAGACGTAACCATCGCGTTAGTATTCTTTGCTCTAGTATTTTTGATCTCTACAATCTGATCTGTAATAGGATCGACGATAGAATTTAGAGCCTTATCCATTGCTTGTAGTTCTTCTTTTTCAAGAGAACCGTCACCAAGCATCCCACTAAATTCAGGCTGTGCTTCCAAATACTCTACAAGCTTGTCCTTAACTGACTTTCTAACAGTATCAGCACCAAGTTGAGATAAAGCATCAACAAGACCTGGATCACTCTTATACATATCTATAAAGACTTGACCTTTATTAAGGGTCATCTCATAAATATTCTGTGCATTAGCCGTAGAAAGTATTTTGTTGTCGGACTCTTCTTTACCTTGGAGCATACCGATCTTTGTAGTGGCTTCATCTACCAGGTTAGAAAGAGCCTGCTTACGAGCTGGATCAGTGGCTTTGTTCATCTCACGAATGAGATAAGCTCTATTAGTCACCAAACTATCAATATCATTTGCAGAAAAGCTGTCGGAGATCTTTGCTGATTCATTTGCCTTTTCGGCAACGATAGCGTCATAGGCAGCTTGCTTAGCTTCTCGCTCAGCCTCTTTAGCAGCAGACTGCTTATATCGTTCTTCAGAACGAGCATAGCGCTCTTCTGCTCTTTCATTCTCAAGCTGACTCAACTGCTCTTTAATGCGGTTGGTTTTATACTGAAAGATAGAACTAGCGGCTTGTGCTCCGAGTCCCAGGATCTGATTAAGCTCAGCGAATACATTAACACCTGGATTGACGTTAGTCTGAGCTTGGTAGGTTGGAGTCGGAAGATTAAGATCGGTAGTTGACCCAATGCTCATTGGGGACGGAGATGCTGGTCCCGATTGTGGTGTGTATTCTCTGGGCATAATTACCTTATCCTGTTGGGTTAGGGACCTGAGCTTGTGCTGCCTTAGCGCTTTGCATGGAATCTGCCACACTCAAGCCAAGACTAAGTCCCTGCAACCCTCCTTGAATTCCAGAAAGGAATGCAGAGCCAGTTTGAGCGACCTGCCACATTGGTTGATTACTAATTTCGTATGACTGTATTCCAAGCGCCTGTTCAAGGCTAATCTTGGCGGATTCTCTTGCTGTTTGAATTCCAAGAGCACCGATAGATGCTGAAGTAGATCTGGAGTCTGCAACATTGCGCTCAGCCGCCGCAGCTTTAGTAGCACCCTTTAGAGCGTCATACCTATCATGCAGTGCTCGACGCTTTTCTGCGCCGGCAATAACTGCCTGTTCTCGCTGAACTGCGGCTGATTTAGCAAATGCTGCTGCTCTTTGCCTATTTTGATATTCAGCAATATCCTTACTTTGTTTATTGGCTGATACTGTAGATGCTACCGAAGTTGCTGCCGAAGCGACAGCAATACCAATAGCAATTGTTGTTTCAATACCCATTATGTACTCGCTGCACTTCTCTTTGCTGGAACAAAGTCCGCAACGAACTCAATTCCAGTAATGTTAAATGGGGCTGGGGAAGTAGATTCAATCTTTAAATCAACACTGCCACTAGATGCCATAATTTTAAAGTTCTGACTATCTCGTGTTGATAGTACGTTGGTTGATGTCTTGAAACCAATGGTACCAAGCTGCTTACCAGTATACGTATATCTACGATCAGTTGCTGGTTCGGTTTGAGGATCTACGACAAACTCAAAGAAACCGGTGTTTCGATGGTAAATAGTAATCTGCTTTAATTGCAGAGAGCCAACAGCCGGAGTCCCGGACTGATCTCTAATGTATTGTCTTGAAAACTCAATAGATCCATTGTATGTCTTACCGACATAACACGGAAAGCTATCAAGCTTACCATTAACAACCACAGTCGTTGTAGATGTAGTTGGATTAGAGACACTCACGACACCGTATCGACTGCCTTCTTGGGTTCCCCACGCCGATCCTAGATACACTGTATTGTAGGATGACACATTATCTGCAATAGAGAAAGTCGTTTGCTTTGTTACTGAGTTCCAAGTACCAGATACAAGGACCAGGCTGTCCATTCTTGGTTTGTAAGATGGATAGGCATCAGATGATCTCAAATCAATACTGTCAACTCGAAGAGTTGTACCTGCTGGTGTAATAACCCGCTTTACTAGATACAACTTATCACTGAATATATTGATGCTGAGTACTTGATCGTCACTGGTCCACTTACACCACGAATTTTGCAGTTTCTTCTGTCCCTGCCAGAACATGTAGTTTACATAGATATCACCATTGGAGTTTAAGAGGAACAGCAAATCATTAGCTGCACTACTTTTGAGCTCCAATATAGATGACGGAAGAAATCCATCAAGATGTGATGCGGTGTCAAGTGCGATTGTTTGAGCCTTAGCGTCGTCTGCAATATACTCGTAGACCTGACCCCACGGACCCTTATCTGCGACCCAGTAAAGCTGAGAACCGACGATGTTAGGACGCGCAACTGGGGACTTGAACGATGTGGTTGGAAGAACCGAGACCGTTGACGGGCTCATGAGGTTATCTGCTCTAACTTCGTACTGTTGACCAGAGTCGGTAAACACAACAATAGCTCGTTGGAACGGAGCCATCCATGTAATCTTAGTAACTTGAGCAGATGACAACTTAACGTCAATCGGATCAGAATCAATTACGTTAGTATACGAATCAAGCCAGAAGTCATAAAAGGACCCTGAAACAGATCCGCAGACACTCTCTCCAGCAGTAAACCACAATCTATTGCGGTGAACGCAGATGTCTGTAATTTTCTTACCTACAAATGACGGTCCGCGGTTTGTCTGTGAGTCACCACTGTATCTTGGCACCCATGGACAATAAGAAGCATTGAATGTAGTATCACCAGTCTGAACAATTCTAATAGGCATTGTAGCGCCGTCAAAGATACTGTTCGCCATTGGTGTTCTAAGACGCTCATACCATGGTTGAGAACTCGTCGAAATAGATTGGTACCAGCCCGCACTATGTCCAAGTGCGTCGTCTCTCGCGTACCACTTCTCAGATGTCGCTGTTGGTGGAAGATCAAATTCCTCCCAAGACAACTTATTATGAGCATTCGCTGAGTTGTCTACATCGGTACCTGAATATTGGTGCGATACGGTGCTACTGCTAAGTGCGGTTGTTACTGATGTGTTTACCACAATTGTAGTGTCATCAATTGTAATATAACGTAGATTACCCTTTGGGGTATTCAAGTACGCCTTTACGGCTGTACCTTCAGCTCCAGCAGCATATGTAATAGTACACGCAGTACCATCTAATTTTCTAATATGGATTGGAGTTGTTGCATCTTGATGAAACGCAACCAAATACCTTTGACTTACAGATCTATCAATCCAGTGATAATCAAGGTTCACTGTTGGGTAGGCTGTCTGAAATCTAATTTCAGATCCCAAACGCTTTTCAAGACCTGTGGCAAGATGAAGAAATACATTGGTTGCTTCTTCCAGTTGATTAGGAAAACGCTGGCCGTCTGGTTGACGACTAACACCACCAGTAAGGTCAGGAATAGCAATTCGTTGAAGCATTATGGTCCCTGGTTTCGTCTAGCGGTAATAGATGGCCACGAGCTCTTTGTATTATTAATAAACGATCCATCCAAAGAGCGCATATTTGCTGCTCTACTCTTGGCTCGTGACATGAATGCAATTTCTTGCAAAAGCTTATCTTGATTGGTCTCACCAACCGTTGCCATCTGATACATACGAGCAGCTTGATCTGTGATCTCGAACTGCTCAGCTGTTGGTAGAGACTCGAATGACAGGTTATTAACAATCTTAATATTGATCAGTTGACCAATTTCAAATACATCCGTGTTGTTGTCGATATCAAAGAGATAGGTTGGGGTTCTACCTCGTTGAACAATATTGCGGTGACTATCGTTTCCAGCCGTGTCTACGGAAAGGGTATCGTCTGGAATGTAGACCTTTCCCTGAGAGTCAGGAAGGACCTGCTTCTCAATGGTGTTGCAATTTAGACCAGCGAGCTGTGCCTGAATGGTCACTTCATCAAGTGTTTGTTCTGCAATGGTAACATCGTTGCTACCAGTAACGGCAAGGGTAGACACGGGATACTCACCCGCCGCTCTAAGAATTCTATTGACAGCGTCAAGTTTGCTAAGTGCGCCCATATCTATTCCTTTCGGTAAAAGCCCCGCCACGCCTTTCGACGTGGCGGGGCCGGGAGCGAAATTCCCTATTAAGGGCTTAGGTGAGCTGAGTGACCTTGTACGTGGTCGGAAAGGTTGCGTTGTTTGTACCAGCGTTGGTCATGGTGATAACACCTGAGGAAATTGAAATTACGACGTGATCTGCAGTCGTCGACGCAGAAGTCGCGAAACCCGTACCAGCTGCAACTACGTGAATATTGCTGGCGTTAAGCGCCATCACAATTCCGTTTGCAGTTTTGAGCGTTCTTGCACCATCAGCGGTAAACGCAAACAGACAAGGATAGAGCGACGGGTCAATCTGTGGCAGAGACGTAGCAGCTCCAGCGGTCACGGGCAGGGTAAGTTGGTGATCATTACCGATATTTCCACGAGTCGATGGGCTATATGCCGAGGACGTGGACGTTGGATTAATATGATTACTATTTGGCATGTTGTTCCTTTATAGATCAGGGGGCCCGAAGGCCCCCATGACCATGTTAAGATACGTCAATAGACGTAGAACCTAAGTTACTAGCTTAGGTGTAAAAATTAAGTACCAGCGATTTCAAACGCGCAGTAAGGACGGAGCGAGCCGCCACCCATGAGCATCTTCGAGACCATGAAGTCAGATTGACGACGAACGTCACGGAACTTCTCGGTTTGAATGCCCATAAGCTGGAGGACGCCGATAGCTTGCTTCTGGAAAACAACGCCACCAGTCTTGGAAAAGTTACCTTGGTATTTCGCAGGACCAGTCGTGATGTTCGTGCTTGGGATGTGGTTTGAGCAGTACACAGGAATACCCATCACGTCGATAGGCGTCTGGTAACCCTGCGAGTCTTGAATCCTCGGACCAGATGCGCCAGTATCGTTGCGACCCCAGAGTGCTTGTGTTGCAAGGTTTTGAGTTGACCCCGAGTAGAATGGAAGACCAAGCTTACGAAGAGCGTAGTAAAGCGGGACATTGACGACTGCGCATCTATCAGCAACAGGAACATCCTTCTCATCCATTGCTTGACTAATTGAGCCGATAGCTTCGACGAGCTGAGCACCGTTCTGCTCAAGACCCCAGTTGCTTTCGTCAAAATCAGCAGCGGCGCCATAATAGGTGTTACCACCGGTCGGGAACGAGTTGGTACCGGTATCTGCACCAACGCGAGCAGCGTTGATCAGGAGGGCCGCAATCTTGCGGTCCATCTGACGAGCAAGTTCACGACCGGTTTCAGTTGAGAGCTCTGAACGCACGTCATAGTGCGCCATAGCAACGTCAATGTCGTCAACCTCAAAGTGCGAAACGAGAGGACGATCATCAAGACTGATCGTGTATTCCTTCGTTTCAACATCAAGGCCGAGAAGTTCGGTACCAGCTTCGTGGTATTCCGAACCAATCTTCCAGGTAGCTGGGAACTTCATCTGCGTTCCGGACGACATGGTCTTGTAGTTGACCTTGTCGAGAAACTGATTGTATTCCTGGAATGCGGTGAGAACTTCACCGCCGTACACTGGAAGCCAGAGATCCGATGGGGTT